AGCGCACAACTAGCAGCAAAGTTCCTCAAGGTAGAAGCTTTGTATCAGGAGTTGCATGGCAAACGTATGGGACGTGAAGCGTTCTACGATATGTGCCTCAAGTATGCCCGTACTACAAAGGCAGATGTTGGCGGCTACCTACAGTACATGGCACAGGATATTGCTGGCATCTTTCTTGACAAGATGCATAAGGAGATTGGCAAAGAGGTACGCCTTAATCGCCAACGTAAAGAGCAGCGTACTGACGGTATCGTAATCAGTCTAGGTACACATGACTTGCGTACTATGGATTTAGCTAGAGCCAAGACAGGCAGAAAGGTAGCAGCATAATGTATTGGACTGTTGGTATTAAGATGGATGGGATTAGTGGTGTGTACGATGTACACCCACAGCCCTTAGAGCAACCTATCTGGAATCATGCTGTAGAACATGCACTCGACATGGCACAAGCAATGTATCCAGACAAGCACATAGAACTTGAGTTTGTAAAAGAGTTTGACAGTGCTTGACTGCAACACAATCCTGTGCGTACAAAACCAGATGCCTGACATGGGCATGGATGACCTGTTCATCATTGGGTATCTGGTGGTAGGCTTGGCTATAGTTATATACCTAATAATGGATGCATTGAAGGAGAAGTAATATGACAACCGAAAACCAAGTAGACAACTATTTTAATTGTATTGACCTGATCAAAACTCTAAGTGCTAACAATGCACTAGGCTTGCAACGTGTACATGATGGCACAGATAATGAAGATACTGTGGCTGATTTGTTGTATGACATAATAAACAACCTATACATAAGGCGTGGCTTGGATAAGCCAGATTGGGAAGCGTTGCGTGAGGACTTGATAAACAGTGGAGAAGTGATATGACACCTAGCTGGCAACCAACCGAAGCAACATGGTCTAACGCCAAGCTGTATCGCTGTGACCTATATGACACACGCTATCCAGTATGCGGCACACGCCTTGTATGGGTAGTGGTAGGCCGTAAGTGGGTACGCTTTTGCACACCAATACAACACATCAAGTGGCGTATCAGGCGTGAGGAGTGGGATAACATACCACATGAACTATTTGTAAAGGATGAAGATGATGACTAGATATTTAGTAAGAATAGAATCAGAGATTGAAGTAGAGGCAAACTCTGAAACAGATGCGGAAATCACTGCTGCACAATGCTTTGACTTTGGTAGCGCAGACTTTGAAGTAGAGGAGATTGACGATGCCTAAGTATAAGATATTTCGTGACGAAACCTATGTGTTTTATCTTGAGGCAGATAGTTGGGAAGCCGCACGAGAAATGGCTGATGACCAAGTGTGTGACGAAAGAGAATTAGTATCTGTTCACTATGAGGTTGTAGAGGAGATTGCAGATGAATGAGTATGAAAAACTAGACTGGATTAGTTTTGCAATTCAAGAAGCTATGAATGGCAATCTTGATGAATTATATCAAGCGTTAGAACTTGTAGAGGAGTTGCGAGATGAATGAGATAGCTGGCGTGGTGTTGGCTTGCATGGGTACGCTAACACCAGTAGAGATACACTTGGAGATATGGTCTAGCCACAAGTACATGTCTGCCTGTCATGTAGCATCAACAGAGCGTGGCTTTGATTATCCTAAACAGCAATGCTTTTGTATTGATGTAAGAAATATTGTAAAAGGAGATTTGTAATGACTAAATCGCAAGAGTTTTGGGCATGGATTAACCAATGCCCTGATGGTGTATATGTAAATCACGACTTCACTGATGATGAGGATAACCAAAAGATACACGTTTTTGGTTTCGCAGTACCAAAGGAGAATGACAATGATGACACTTAAACTACCAAAGAAACAAGTGAACGCCATACTGGTAGCACTTGACGCAGAGATTGAGATGCAGTTAGGTGGCAGACCTGTTGATTGGGAATCATTCCCAGAGGTTGCCGCAATGATGATGGCATATTACACAACACGTTGTAAATTTGAAGAGGATGATTGTAATGAATGACAATGAAATCAGAGGCATACGCCTATCGCAAGCACTTAACTGGAGTGGGCAAGACATCTTTGAGGTAGCGGCTGCTGCCTTTGAGGATGCCAACTACCACAGTTTTAACGAGGTATTTTATGCCGCATGGATGGAGCATCAGAAGGAGTTGGAAGATGGCTAAAAAACTAGAGAACATGACAACAGATGAACGTATTGCTTATTGGGAAAGTGAGCGTGAGAAAGCACGTATCCAACGTAGAAACAGGATAGCCAAGCTATCTATGGATCAACGTGCGGCTGTTATTGACGTAAATAAATTATTAGACAAGGTGCTTGATGTTGCCTTGTATCCCGACATGGGTGGCATCAGGATGGTGTCTGCCTTTGATCTACAAGAACTGTATGACGCAATGGACACACTGCAATTCCAGTTCAATCTTAGAGATTGACATCTTATATAATAAGGAGTATAACTATGGACTTGTTACTATGGATTAGTATCCTACCACTATTAATAATATTTGTACTGTAAAAAGGAGAAATAGTATGTTTGAATATATCCCTGAGAATTTAGACTTTGACATAACCTTTGAGCCTACTCGTGTAGCTGACAAACAGTATGTCATCAACAATAATACTTGTGAACCTATTGCTATAGTTGGCAAAGACTTTCCTAAGGGGGCTAGGTCACATGGTGATTTTTATCGTGACATCATAGGGAGAGTGACAGACAATCTTTCTTCACATGAGATAGAGGGGGCTAGTATTGTATGGCGTGATGCTCACAACAATGGATGGGCTATGATGGACATGACCTTGCCTAACATGAAACATACCATTGTTACACCAAAACATGAGACAGAGATTGCACAACGCATCATTGCACTGCATGGTGTGGATGGTACGTGTTCTAACACGGTACTGTTTGGTGCTATTGATTTCTTCTGCACCAATGGCATGATACGTGGTGAGCATGACAAGGTGAGGCGTAAGAACACTAGCGGTTTTAACCTTGATAGATTTGGTCAACAAGTACAAAAATCTAATAACGATTTTAAGAATTACCATGAGCAAATACAACGATGGGCTAACAAGTCTCTGTATGTAGGAGATGTCAAAGCTATGCTTGAATCGCTTGACAAAGGCAAGGCTGATGGATTGTTTAAGTTGTACAATCAAGAGGCTGGTGTGCGTGGTAACAATGGCTTTGCGCTGTACTCTGCTTTCACAAACTATGCAAGCTATGCTGATGAACGTAATGGTTTCAAGCTACGTAATACTGGTAAAGACACTGCCGCTAAGAATATGTGGGAGCGTGAAGAAAAGGTAACACGTTGGATTGAAAGCAAGCAATTCAAGGAGTTGTTAGCAGCATGAAGACTGTAAAACATCTTGTGGATAAGTACTACAATTCCAATGATTTCAAGATGTTACGAAGCAGAACTAAGAAAGACTATAAATACTTTCTTGGTATCATGCTGGATGACTTTGGCTCTGTGAAATTTTGTGAACTCACAAGTAAGCAAGCCAAACATGCATATGAAGCATGGGTTGGGCGGGGCATCAGTCTCGCCAACCATGTCTGCACTGTGTCATCTATTCTGTTTCGTTATGCTATTGACATGGAGTATGCTACCGTCAACCCCTTTGCCAGTGTCAGGCGTAAAACACCACCACAACGTAAGGTTGTGTGGACAGAGGATGATGTCCGTCAATTTCTTGACACTGCCTATGGTGAGTTTCAGTGGCGAAGCATTGGCTTGATAGTACACATGGCATATGATTGGTGCCAGCGACTAGGTGACATGCGCCTATTGACATGGGATAATGTTGACTTGGAAGAACGCAAGCTATATCTTGAGCAGTCTAAGCGTAGGGCAGAGGTAACTTTACCTATAGAAGATGACTTGCTTGAGATGCTGACCCAACAGGAGCAGGACTTTGGCTTTCAACAGTACGTTGTTCCTCGTACAACGCCCGTACAGGGGCAGTACCATCCATATAGTATGGAGAGACTGTCCAAAGCTGGAAGGGCTGTCATGCGTGAAGCTAGGCTGTCTGAAGAATTGCGGCTAATGGACTTACGTAGGACAGGTACAACACAAATGGTAGAGGCAGGTGTGTCTATGGGACAAATCATGTCGGTTACTGGACATAGTAATCCACAGTCTGTAAAACCTTACATGAAAAATACGTATGCCTCTGCAAATAATGCATTGACAACTCGTAAATCACATGGTAAAAGCACTTAACTGCCGCAGAGAAAGTGATATAGTTATGAATATATATGATATAGTAAGTGATTTAGATATACCTAATGGTCACACAAAGAGAATGGCTTGCCCTAATTGTGGGCAGCGCACATTCACAGTGACTAACAATATGGGTAGCCTACTATGGAACTGCTATCGTATGTCTTGTGGTGTCAAGGGTGGAACACGTGTTCACATGACTATAAATGACATACGTTCTGGCTTGGGTAATGCCCAAGAGTTTGCAAAGGCTACACCATTTGAGTTACCTACGTACATCATACCCCATCGTGACAATCTGTACATGAATAGGTGGTGTGATACATGGGGATTAGATATAAAGGAATTAGGTTTGATGTATGATGTGAAGGAGAGCCGTGTGGTATTCCCTATCATGCACGAAGGTAAGATGGTAGATGGTACAGGCAGATCATTGTCTGCACATCGTCTGCCTAAATGGAAACGATATGGAAAAAGTGGCTTGCCTTATACCGTAGGGTGTGGTAAAGTCGCAGTAGTTGTTGAGGACTGTGTGAGTGCAGCCGTGGTTGGTGGCAAATCCTTTGTCGGGGTTGCGATACTTGGTACATCTCTACAAGAGTCGCATAAAGGGTATCTCTCGCAGTTCTCAACAGCCGTTATAGCATTAGACCCCGATGCATTACCAAAGACTTTGCTGATGGCAAAGGAACTAAGAGGATACGTAAACGATGTTCGTGTCCTTAGACTGACAGATGACTTGAAATATCGTAACCCCGAAGATATGGAGAAGCTAAATGGAATTATCACTGATTAGAAGTTTAATGGATAAGGATTTTTACGATAACCACCGTGGTTCTAAATGTCCTGACCGTTTGTTTTGTAGTGACGTACGCAAGATTAAAAAGGCTATCGACACAGCTATGGACAGATATGAGCGTACCGTGATGCCAGATGAGATTGAGGCATTGTTCATGTCTAACAATCCTACCTTGACTACGGCACAGAAAGCCTCATACACTAGTCTCTTTGGGCAGATCAAAAGAGAGCAGCCTTTGGGTAGTGATGTAGCACAAGAGGTGTTATCTAAACTGTTCCAGCAGGTTATTGGAGAAGACGTAGCCAATATCGGTTTCGATATGGTCAACGGTGATGCTACCACACTGGAAGCATTGCGTAATTTACTTGAGCAATATGGTGATGACTTTATACCCAATATGAATATTGAGTGGGAAGACATTAGCATAGAAAGCATCATGGCGGCGGCTGACTTAGAAGCTAAATGGAAGTTCAACATCCCCTCTGTTGTACGTAAGCTAGAGGGTGTGTCTGGTGGACACCTTATCGAAGTAGGGGCAAGACCCAACGTAGGTAAGACATCCTTCCACGCCAGCTTGATAGCTGCACCGGGTGGCTTTGCACATCAAGGTGCGCAGTGCATCATCCTATGTAACGAGGAGTCTGGTTTGCGTGTAGCTGAACGCTATCTCAATGCTGCGTCAGGTATGTCACGTTATGAAATACGTGATGAGTTTGCCAAGGCATCTGCCAAGTACTATCCTATATCACAAAACATCAAGATAAAGGAATGTCAGGGCAGAGATATGGCATGGGTAGAGTCTATATGTAAGTCATACAAGCCTGATGTGCTAGTACTTGACATGGGTGACAAATTTAATGCTGGTGGCAACTATGCCAGACCTGATGAAGCACTCAAGGCTTGCGCTATCTATGCTAGACAGATTGCCAAGACCTACGACTGTGCCGTGTTCTATATGTCACAGCTTTCTGCAGATGCAGAGGGACGTGCGCAATTGAACCAGAGCATGATGGAAGGTAGCCGTACAGGTAAGGCAGCAGAGGCTGACCTTATGCTGCTGATAGGCAAGTCACCATCTGTAGAGGGACAGGAAGAAGAAAGCCCACTACGCCACATTAACGTAGTCAAGAACAAACTGAATGGCTGGCATGGCATGGTGAACTGTGAACTGAACTACTTGACAGCGAGGTATGAGGGATGAGGAAGAAATTTAATGAAGCCCTACATGGCAAGCATGACAAGCCTGCACGTGTACGCACTATAGAGTATATGCAGATACGAGGATATGAAATATGGGAGAACCCAGATACATATGGGCAAGACTTGATTGCTCAAGGTAGTAAGGGTAAGTTCTATGTAGAGTGTGAAGTCAAGACTGTTTGGAGTGGTGCGGTGTTTCCCTATGACACATTGCAACTACCGGAACGTAAGTCAAAGTTCTTCAATGCACCTACATTGTTCTTTGTGTGGAATAAAGAGTTATCTAATGCCCTCATGTTTAAGTCTGAGGATGTTAAAGACTTGACACCAGTGGAAGTATCGAATAAGTATATAGCTTCTGGTGAAATGTTCTACCAGATTCCACTAACCCTGACAGGAAAAGTAAGGATGGATAAATATGAAACTAACACTTGATGTAGAAAATACGGTAACGCACCGTGGTGGTAAGATGCACCTAGACCCCTTTGAGCCAGAGAACTCGCTGACTATGGTGGGTATACTTACTGACCAAGGTGTTGAGCAGCACTTCCCTTTTGACCATGACGAGCATCTAAGTAAGCGTGATTATAGTGACCGTGTGCAGTGGTATCTTGACCAAGCTACCGTACTAATCTGTCACAATGTAGCACATGATCTGCTATGGCTATGGGAGTCGGGGTTCAAGTACGATGGTGCTGTGTTTGATACTATGCTTGTAGAATATGTATTGCAACGTGGCATCAAAGAACCTCTATCACTAGAGGCATGTGCAGAACGCTATGAGTTGGATACGAAGAAGCAGGATACCTTGAAGGAGTACTTTAAGAAGGGATATAGTACACGTGATATTCCGCTAGATGAACTGACTGAGTATCTATCTGCTGACCTTCATGCTACACAGCAGCTTGCAGATAGGTTATGGCGTAGGCTAAACACTACTGAAGATGCAGGTTTACTGTCTACAGTACGGCTGACTAACCGTGTGGCTAAGTGTCTGACTAAAATATATCAGACAGGCTTTGCCGTTGACTTGTCTAAGCTAGACGAAGTGCGTGATGAGTTTGAGAATGAGAAGCGTCAACTAACAGATGACTTACAAGCTCATGTGCGTAAGCTCATGGGTGACACACCTATCAATCTCAACAGCCCAGAGCAATTGTCTTGGGTTATCTATAGCCGCAAGGTTACAGACAAACAGTACTGGGGTAATGCTATTGAACCCTACATGCCAGATGCAGACTTTCGCAGTTTGATTGCTGGTGGCACAGAAAAAATATACAAAACCATAGCACAGCAGTGTCGTGCCTGTACTGGTACAGGATACACTAGAAAGGTAAAGAAAAATGGTGAACCGTTTGCGAAACCTAATAGGTGCAGCACTTGTAATACTGCTGGTTTTACTTTCTCACCTACCAGTGAGATGGCTGGCCTCAAGTTCAAGCCCCCTACACCCAAGTGGGCAAGCGCAAACGGCTTCAGTACCAGCAAGCAGAACCTAGAGCTACTAGAGTCTGCTGCCAAGCAGCGTGGCATGACTGACGCTGTAGACTTCTTATACAAAGTACGCAGGCTTAGTGCAGTTGATACATACCTGTCGTCCTTTGTTGAGGGTATCAGTACACATACCAAGCAAGATGGCAAGCTGCATGTGCGTTTGTTACAGCATCGCACAGCTACGGGTCGCTTCTCTGGTGCTGATCCTAATATGCAGAACATGCCACGTGGCGGTACGTTCCCTGTAAAGAAAGTATTTGTGTCACGATTTGATGGCGGTAAGGTTATGGAAGCTGACTTTGCACAGTTGGAGTTTCGCACTGCCGCTTACCTATCACAAGACGAGGTTGCAATTGAAGAAGTATCTACTGGATTTGATGTACACGCATACACCGCTAAAGTTATTAGTGAAGCTGGTCAGCCTACGAATAGACAGGATGCAAAAGCACACACATTTGCGCCCCTTTACGGGGCAACGGGATTTGGAAGAACAAAAGCCGAAGCCGCCTACTACGAACACTTCACAGAAAAGTACAAAGGGGTCGCAGATTGGCACTCCCGACTGGCTAAAGAAGCTGTGAATACACAAAAGATAACCACGCCTAGTGGTCGTGAGTTTGCGTTTCCTGACGTGGTGCGTAAACATACCGGGCGTGTCTCTCATTTTACACAGATAAAAAATTATCCTGTACAATCATTCGCTACTGCAGACATTGTGCCTATTGCATTGCTGCACATTGATGAGTTGCTAGAGGGTATGCAATCGTGTATAGTAAATTCAGTGCATGATAGTATTGTAATTGACGTACACCCTGATGAGGAATCACAGGTTATCAACGTTATACAACAAACTAATGATGCACTACCTGAACTTATCACCTTACGGTGGGGCGTTAAGTTCAACGTGCCTTTGTTATTAGAGGCAAAAATGGGTCCGAATTGGCTTGACACCAAAGACGTAATCTGATATAACTATTCATTCTACAACTGAAAAGGAGTTAATAAACATGAACGATATTACAACTATTGATACTAATAACTATGCAGAAATGGCAAAGGCTATGGGTCTTGCCAATGAAGCACCTGCGCAAAAGAAACAAGGAATGTTCCTTGCCCGTTTGCGTATCAACCATTCGCCTATACTTGGTTCAGATACAATCAAGGTCAAGGGCGGTACATATAAGTTAGAGGTTCCTGATGGGCCAACGTATTACGCAGAGTCTGCAGTGATACGTCCATTCATGCAACGCTTTATGTACAAGAAGTTTGTTATGGGTAGTGGTGCTATACCTAATCGTTATGTCAAGACTGTTATGGCTGATACCCTTAACATGGACTTGAAAGATAATGATGGCGGGTTTAACTGTGGTAAACCCTCTGGTTGGATAGAGGACTTTAAGTCTTTACCTGATGCAACTAAGGAACTTATCCGGTCTATCAAGCGTGTACGAGTAGTGCTTGGTACAGTTGAATTGATTAACCCAAAGGATATGGATGGTAATCCTGTAGAGTTGGATGTTACTCCATTCATATGGGAAGTAGAGAATCGTGATGCATTTAAGACCATAGGTGTTGTGTTTACGCAGCTTGCTAAGATGAAGCGACTACCAGTGCAGCACAATGTTACCTTGAATACAGAGGAGCGTAAGCTACCTAATGGTAACAGCTTTTACTTGCCTACCACCTCATTGGACGTAACCAACGTAGTTGAGTTAACACAAGATGACCAAGAAAAGTTTGGTGACTTTATGTCTTGGGTGACTAACTACAATGAGTACATCATCAATACTTATGCAGAGAAAGCATCAACCAAGAATGATGTGGATTTGGATGAGATAGATATTGACGGTGTAGTTGATGTTGAGTTTGAAGAAGAGGTAGCGTAATGAACCACCCTGCTGAACTGGCATTGCATCAATATCTTGAAGATGCTGTAAAAGGCAATACAAGTATATCACAAGACACAATCAAACAGATTGGTGACGATGTGATGGCTGCTGCAAAACGTCAGTTTGGTGGGGGTAACAAGCGTGACAAGTTTGGCCTACGTATGTCCAATGTAGGTAGGCCAACTTGCCAACTCTGGTATGATAAGAATAAACCAGAGGTAGCGTTACCCTTTCCAACAACATTCGTAATGAACATGATGATCGGAGACATTGTAGAGGCAGTGTTCAAAGGCATCCTAACAGAAGCAGGAGTTAAATATGAGGATACGGACAAAGTTACTCTTGACCTTGGTGACGATAGTGTTTCTGGCAGTTATGATCTTATCCTTGATGGTGCAGTTGATGATATTAAATCAGCTTCAGACTGGTCATACAGAAACAAGTTTGAATCCTTTGACACTCTTGCCAGCGGTGATGGATTTGGCTACGTAGCACAGCTTGCAGGATATGCTAAAGCCGCCAATAAGAAAGCTGGTGGCTGGTGGGTAGTAAATAAAGCTAATGGTTCTTTTAAATATGTACCAGCTACGGGGCTTAATTTAGATAAAGAGATTTCTA